CCATCACCGACCCCAGCAACGTCCCCGACCCCACCGCCAGCGCCGATGGACTCATACGCACCGCCGCCTGGGATGCCCTCAAGATACCACGCAACCCCAGGGCAGCCCTACAACGCCACGCCGCCGTCCACGGCCTCGGCGCAGTCTGTACACCCGAGGTCTCAACCGGCCCCTTCACCCTCCAAGGCTACAGCCTAGGTATCGCCGTCTGCCGCACCGGAAACTACCGTCGCGTATGGACCGTAAGGTGGAACTGAACCATGTACACTAAAGGCATCGTCAGAGCCTACGACACCGCCACCGGCCTCGTCACCGTCGAAATGGTAGGGTCACACCCCTACTACGTAGACCTACCCGCAGCAACCCATCTCAAGGCCCAGGTGCTCAAGGACGGGAAACGCTGCCTGGTGATCATGTTCGACGAGACCAACCCGGATGATGGCCTGGTCGTAGCCACCTACGACGAGGTTGCTACCCTGATCACGCCGTCCAACGCTATCGACCTCGACACCGCCAACGCCAACGCCGCCGACGAGATCACGCTAGCGACCACCGCCGCGGCCTCCGACGTCACCAACATGACACTCACAATCCCCAACTCAGCCGTCAAGCTGCTGGGACTGCTCCTGGCCACAGTTCGCCTCAAAAGCGCCGCCTCCCCTTTCGGCATCCAGTTCTACGAGGTTGACGCCGACAGCGACAACGCGATCGGAGAAGAATGGTACTTCTCAGGCGGCATCTGCACCGCGTATACACCGTATACCATACACCTACGAGTCAGCGGAGGAGAAGGCGTCACCGGCTACAAGCTCAAGTGGCGCAGGGCCTCCGGCACATCCACCCTTTACATGGATGTCCGACGCATGACCTGGATCGGCTTCGGCGCAGCGTAATCAACGGAGGAGCTCACCATGAACGCACAAGAACTGTGGACCGCCACCCAACACATCCTCGCCGCGCAGGTAACGCGCGGCACATTCGATTACACCATCGCCCTCACACAAGCTCTCGACTACAACCCCACAGCCCAAATCCTCACCCTGGCCGCTCCCAACAACCAAGTCGTAGACTGGCTGCGCGGACAACTCGATACCAGCATCCGCCGCGCCGTCAGCGAAATCACCGGATCCCCAACCATCATAACCTACCAAACGATCCCCCAACGCCACACAGATCTACCCATACCGCACACCCCAGACCCCGTCCCCCAAGTCCTAGACCAGACCGTCCAGGTCACCGACCGGCGCGGTAACTTCTTCATGCTCGAGAATGTGATCATGGACGACTACTTCCAGTTCATCGGCTCATCAGGACTAGCCGTCTACTGCCTGTACGCGCGCATGGCCAACAGACAAGACATGGCCTGGCCCTCGTTCCGCACCATCTGCAAACAGCTACACATCGGCCCGGCCACACTTACGGCCGTCAACACCCTGCTCGAAATCCTGGGCCTCATCGAGATCCAACACGGCGACCAGGAGCACAGCAACCGCTACACCCTGCTGCCCACCAAACCCCTCGACCTGCTCGTCATCGAGGAAATCAAACAACGCCTCACCCTCATCACGTCCTTCCCCCAAGTCGACCGCCGCAAACTCACAGACACCCTACTTACCCTCCCGGGGTATGAGGGGGGTACTTCTCCTGCAGAAGCAGGGTGCTTCTCGGACAGAAGCAGGGTACTTCTGGTACAGAAGCAGGGTGCTTCTGCAGCAGAAGCAGAACAAGACATACTTAACAACACACAAAAGATATCCGATCCTGTTGTTGTTTTAGGACCACAACTGTTGAACATCGGCGTAGACCACCGCACCGCCCTGGACCTAATCACGCGGCACACGCCAGCGCGTATAGCCGGCTGGTTAGCCTACACCCTGGCACAAAAGGGTATCCGCAACCGCGCCGGCTTCCTCATCTCGCGCCTTGAATCAGGCGATCCAGTACCAGAACCCGACGGCTAGGGCACATGCACAACTAAACACCCCGATATCGGCACCCGAAACTGTGCACATGCACAAGGAGCCACACATTGAAAACCGCCACCGCCACCTTGACCGCCGCGTTCAACGCCAAGTCGTGGAAGCCACAGTTCCAGGTCATCATCGATGACCGCTCCACCGGCGTACCCCGCCCCAGGTGGACCAACTGGTACACCGGCACAGAAGCCAACACCGGACATAGCGCCGCCTGCGGCCTGGACTACGACGGCTGGGTCATCCACCAGCTCTACGTAGACCGCACCGCGAACAAGCTATACTACCGCAAGACTGCCATCACCGGCACACCCGCCGCGTCGTGGACCGAGCTGGCCGCGACCGTGCGCGACGCACAATGCGGCATCGCCGCCGACAACGCCGGGAAGCTATGGGCCGTGTGGGTCGACACCGACAATAAGACGATCAAGTACCGCACCAGCACAGACCGCGGGGCAAACTGGGCCGCGGCCGCCACGGTCGTAGCCGTCGCCGCCGGTCACAAGGTCAGCTCCCTGGCCATCACCTGCCCCACGGTCACCAGCGGCAGCCCCCTGCAGGAGGCCATCGTGATCTACGTGGACTCCGCCAGCGAGACAGAAGGCACCGCAGACCGCGACATCCGCGTGATCAGGTACGCTAGCGCCGCCTGGGGCGCAGACGCGAGCTGGGGACGAGCTGCCGGCAAGAGCTGTCGAGGGATCGCCGCCATCCAACACGATTGCACGTCCACCCAGACGTACGTGTACTTCACACTCTGCGGTAAATTCGAGGTAACAAGCAAAGGCTACAACGTGAACGTGTACTTGCTAGGCATCAATGCCGCCGCCACCCGCACCTACACGCTGCTCGGCACACCCCTGCAGTCGCAAAGCAGCAGCTTTGCCTGGTCGTGGCCCTCCATGGTTCCGGAGGTCACCGACGACCGAACGCGCATCTTCATGGCCAAGTACGATCCCGCCTTGCCCACGGCCAAACGATGGGCCCAAGGCAGTATCTACATCCAGGACCTGCTCACCACCACCGCGCAGACCTTCGGCCAGTGGCTACCCTTCCGCACCATCAGCCAATACACCATCGGCGCAGCCAGGTCCAGTACATCACTTGTTGCCGGTAGCGCAACAGACTTGTGGAAAGCGCCGATGTACGACCAGTCCACGACGTACCGCGTCGACGTCAGCGCCGACGTGATCGCGTTCGAGCACCGCGTCTTTGACAACAGCCTGTTTGAATCAGCCCTCATACAACCAGGCTACGGCTATCTGTTCCTGGACAACCACGACGGACGGTATGATAACCTGGGCGTGAGTGGCACGTACCAGGCGATCAAACGCGGCTCCCAAGTCCTGCTGTACTGCGGCTACCGCACGACAGCCGGCGTCGAGATGGAGCTCCTCCCCCCCATGTGGGTAAACAAGATCATTGAGGTCTGCAACCCGCGCGGCAGTGTCAACCAAAGCATACCCCACCTGGGCATCCCCGGAGGGCCAGCCATGGGAGGCAGCTACATCGTGCTCAGTCTGTACGACGCCTGGTCTATCGTCATCAACCGCAGCCCTACATCACTGTTCCAAAAGACCGCCGCCCCGCGAGACGTGCTCAAAGAGGCGTTCGGGCAAATGGGCTTCTTGTACTCCGACAGCGGCACATCACGGCTGGCCAGCGGTGGAAGCAATACCGCCAAGTGGAGCACCCTGCCTGGCCAGTCGTGGCTCAAGATGATCCGCGACATCCTCAAGTACACGCACTGCCGGATGAAGTTCTACACGGAAGCAGACGAGGAGGCGACCTACCCAACCGCACGCGTCTACGTGATGGCGGAGACAGACTGCACGCCCGCAGACGTGAGCTACGGCGCAGCCACCGAGGCCCTCCTCTACGCCGGGCTCTACATCGAGCAAGACCGCTTCGCCGGCTACCGCTGGGACTGGCACAATCCCCCCACCATGCTTGACGCCAACGGGAAGATCACGCCCACCGGCCTGGCCTTGACCGGCGCCGTCGTCGAGGGCAAAGGGGTGTCAACCGAAGTCGTGAACTGGACCCAACTGGAGCGCCTCGGCTACTGGCAGCCCCTCGTCGTCCGGGATTACCACGTGACCGACGCGGAGAACATCACCCTAGCGGACCGTGGCACCAGCGCCGCGAGCGACGCGGTGCAAGCGCTGTTCGGCGGCCAGATCATGGCCCCCGCCCATCCGTGCCTCGAGATCTGGGACCGCGTCTTCATCCACGATCCCAGAGCCAGTATCACGGAGATCCGCCGCTTTGTCCTCGGCATCGAGACGTTCTTCGACACACGCGGCCCACGCGCGCGGTTCGAGCAGGTCGTCCACCTGGTAAGGCACGTGCTGACTGAGTGACACTCTCCCGATGATTGAATCACAGAACAGAACTTCGCGCTGATCGGAGGGCGCGGAAAAGCCGCCTTTGGGACAGGCGGCTTTCCGCTATCGCCAAGTGCAGGGCTAAAAGTTGGGTCTCGGCGTACTCCACGCGCTCGTGCTCGTGTGCGCCACCCGCCGCACGGGACGTGTTCGCGTTCGTGACCGTTTCAGGGACGTGGGGTTCGCAAAGAGGGCAGCCATCGGCGCGATTCCAGGGTTCCGACACCGGGGCAAAAGGGAGGGCCGGATCGGCGGACGGTGGTCGCTGAGGTGCGCTCCCCCGCCGCCGCCCGGCCTTTCTTCCCCCCCCCCCGGCGGGCAAACGATTATCGCCCCAGCAACGAAAAAAAGCAAGGGGTAAAAGACAAGAGAACGCGCGGCGGCAGGGAGGGCCGGATCGGCGGACGGTGGTCGCTGAGGTGCGCTCCCCCGCCGCCGCCCGGCCTTTCCTGAAATTCCGCCGAACGCGCGCCCCGTTGCTTTTTTCGTTTTGCTGGGGCGGAGGGGCAAATCGCCCGCCGGGGGGGGGGGGGTTGGGGTGTGTGCCCTCTCCCGGTGGTGGTGGCCGTCGCTTGGGTCGCGTCTCTCTCTTCTCGTGTTCGGGCCTCGTGCCCGGGGGGGTGTGCTGTGTCTGGTCTCTCGGTTCCTGTCGGTGTCGGTGGTTCGTCCGTCTGGCCTCGTCCGTCCGTCTGTGTCGCCGGTGGTCCCTGCCCGGCCTCGTGCCCTGGCGCGGTCGCCGGTGCTCCCGGTCCTCGGTGCTTCTGGCTGCGGCCGGTGGCTCCGCCGGCCTGTCCGTCGCCGGTCCCGTGCGCGTCCTTCCGCCCGGCTCCCTTCTCTCCGTTCCTTCCCGCCGGCTGCCCGGCCGCGGCTTGTGGTGCGGTCCGGGGCTGCGTCCCCGCTGGGCCCGCCTGCGCTTCTTGCTCGTGCTTCCCGCTCCGGGCGTGCCTCTCCTGCGCCTCCTTCCCGTGGTGCGTCGCCGCTCCTGCTTGCCTTGCCCGGGTCGTCGGCCGCCGGGGTTGCGGTGGCTCCCTGTCCCGCTCGCTCTTCCGCTGGGCTGTCTCGTGGGGTCGTCTCCTCCTGGCCTCCGGCGCGTCGCCGTCCTCGCCGGCCCTGGCCGCGGTCCTGGTGTTCCTCGGTGGCGGCGCGCTGTCCCCGCTGCCCGGTGGCGTGCCGGCTCCGGTGCTGGCCGGTGGTTCTCCTGTGGGTGCGGCTCTGCTCCCTCCGCCGGCCTCGGCGCGGCTGCCGGGCTTCTAGGGGCGTTTGCCTGTCCCCTGCCCCTGGGCCTTCGGGCCCGGGGGTTTCTCTTTGCCCGTCGGCGCGTGTCGGCGTCTGTGGTGCGCCGCCGCGGCGTTGCCGGGCGGACTGCGACTTCGAGCCTCAGGGGTTTTCTGTCCGTTCTCGTGGTGGGTTTGTCCTGAGAGGGTGTGGGGTTTCTTGGCTCCCCCTCCCCGCGGATCGCCCGCTGGCCAGGGTGTCTCCTGGTGGAGATGAGGGGCAATGAGGAGCCACGGAGATCTCCGCGCCGGCCATGATCACGGCCAAGAAGACTATCGGGAGGAGCCAGGTCCACGCCGGCGATGAGCGCGGCCATCGCCGCGAGCCAGGCTCTGTGCCCTGGGCCAACCGGCCCAGCAGCTCCTCGGACGTCGCCACGAGGGAAGCTCTGCGCCCTGGGCCAACCGGCCCAGCAGCTTCTAGGACGTCGCCACGAGCCAGGTCTTGTGCCCTGGGCCAACCGGCCCAGCAGCTTCGTTGCCGGCGATGAGCACGCCCACCCCCAGGGGCACTACGCGAATTTCTGATTTTGCACGTTTATTAAGGTTCGGCCTATTGCTATTGCGCCGTTTGTGTGCTATAATGATAGTATAGAACACAGAGAAAAGCCACATGAGATAAACCGAAAGGGGATACCATGACACCAACATCAGATCAGATCACAGAGAAGGCCATCGAGTTAGTCGTCAAGTCCGCCACACTGCAACCCCAGCTCAACGGGCGCTGCGAGAAAGCCACGGAGCTAATCCGCTCGAACCGGGTCCTCCGCCAGGGCTACATCAGCCCGTTTATCTACTACTACGTTGCCACCTCAGCCGACTACTCCGATCACACCACGGCCACGGTTGCCAAGCCGACCCCGCCATACTACAAAGTGACACTGGACCTCGCCCACGGCACTCCGCATACCTGCCAATGCGAGGACTACAACCAGGCCGTGTACCACGCACAGAACCACATCCTTGAGGAAAAGATGTTCCTGAAGAGCTCGCCACGGGGCGCGCCGGTGGTGAACGGGAAAGTAGTCTGCAAGCACATCCTGGCGGCCCTGTCCATCGAGACCGCACGGGCCCGCCTGGGACTCGACCCGAAGGCCGAAGCCGCCGAAGCCACGGCGCGCGCCGTCGAGCGCGAGGCCAAGCGCGCCGCCACGACCGCCGCCGAGCTCGAGCAAGAGGCCAAGGCCAACGGCAGCGGGTTGCAAGTCGAGCGCTGGCAACATGCCCGGCAGCGCGCTGAGAAGCTCGAAGAGGACGCGATAACGAAGCGCCAGGAAGCCGACGAGCTGAAAGAAAATGATCCGCTGCCCATCATCCAGGGGCCCATGCAGACAGGACCCTGGCCCGGACCAAGACGCTACTACCCAATCAACTACCGACCTCCGTCGGCCAACCACATACCACTGACCTAACCCCATGACCTGGTGCCGGCCCCACCACCGACCGGCAGAGAGGAACACCATGAGAACCGGAATCGGCAGATGGACCACCATGAGACGCAAGGACCTGGTCGAAGCGATGGACAAGCTAATCGCGGAAGCACAGGCGTACATTGACAAAACACTGGACGAGGACGACCCAAAGCAAATACACTACTACACTTTCCTGGCCCAAGACGCCCTCCAAGACGCGCAGCAGATTTTGAAAGCACAAGGAGCCTGACATGTTCAGCGAAGCACCGACCCAGGTACAGATCAGCACCAAGCGAAACGGGTTCAGTATCACGCTCACGCTACGCGACGACGACGGCGCCCAACTCATGCCAAAGTTGATGCAGACCCTAGACTGGCTCGCGACCAACGGGTTCGAGCCAGCCGACCAGGTCCACAACGACGCGGCGGGGATCGCGCCGAGCGCCACGGGCGACGCGCCGATCTGCCCGACGCACAAGTCGGTCATGAAGCACAGCCAGCACGGGGGCTGGTTCTGCCCGGTCAAGATCGCCGACGACGACGGCCGCGGGAAGCCAGTGTACTGCAAGCAGAGCGTCAAGTAAGCCACACCCGCACACCCCCCCCTGGTCCGGAGACCCAGGGGGGGCTTCTCTTTGCCCACCGCCCCTCCGCCATCCCACGGTTGACCGGCGGCTGTGGTACGCCGCCGCCCGCCCACCCACCCCCTCTGCACCCCAACCACCCTACTGACCCCAACCAAAAGACAAATTGGTGTTTGTCCCACTCGCACCGGCCCGTTTACAGGCACGTCACCCGCCGCCAGGGACGTGCTCGCGTTCGTGTGCGGCCTAGGAACCCAGTTCCACCGAAACAGACCACGACTTTGCCCAACTTGCACGTTTTTTAAGGTTCCACCTATTGACTTTGTACTTTTCATGTGATACACTCTATCTATACACCGCAGGAGGGGCAACGATGGACAAGGAGGAAGATTTGGTCACAACGACGGAGGCCTGCGAGATCCTCGGGCTCAAGAAAAACAGCGTCATCCTGGCGATCAAACGCGGACACCTCCGCGCCCGCCGGAAGTCGCTAATGACGAGCGCAACCTGGCTTATTTACCGAGACAGCCTGGACGAGTACCTGCAGCAGCGCGAGGCACTCAGTCACCCTGACGGTCAAGGACCGGCCCCATGATCAGCCTATGGATGCTCTTATTCACGTACGTTGCACCCTTACTCGTCCATGGCCCCGAGGTCAGACTATGCCGACTAATCCCGACAAGCGAAAGTGCACCCGCGACGGCTGCAACGCCTGGGCGACGCGAGGAACCACCGTCTGCGCCAGCCACGGACGATTGACACGCGGAGCCGGTGCACCGGTGGACAACACGAACCGACTAAGCCATGGTCTCTACTCCCGCCACTTCACGGACGAGGAGATCAGCACACTCCTCAACCCACCCTCAGACCTGGCCGACGAGATAGCGTTATGCAGAGTGTTGACCGGCCGACTGATGAGCGCACTAACTGCACCGCACGACCGCCAAGGCTTGCTCGAGCTCGCATCCATGGCCCTGCGGAGCGCAGCCGTCACGGCGAAGCTCCTGCGCGCAAACCAAGTCCTATCAGGCGACACAGCGGACGACCTCGCAGGCGCGATCGGCAACGTCCTAGACCAACTGTCCACCCAATGGGACGTGAAACTGTGACCGGAACCGACCGACTGAAAGACGCCCTCAAGCGCTATGCCGGCAGCCGACACTACGACATCGAGCAGCGCCCAGGATGCGTCTACGGACTACTGACACGCGATTCAGTTGACGATCTGCGCAAAGAGCTAACCCGACTCAGCGACGCCATGACAGTCAACAACCGCCTGCTGATCGCACTCCTGGTCAGCATCGTCCTGGCCGCCATCGCGGCACTACTGAGAGCATGGGGGCCCTAGTTAACAACGCACTTTTCCAGATGCTCTTCTCAGTCGACCGCTTCTCAGCGATCGGCCTGGGGGTCCATCTGCGCAACTATCAACTCGCACCCGCCCGGGCCATCGTCCGGTCAGTGATCGACAACCTGGGCCTAACCTTCGTCGTAATGATGTCCAGGCAATCCGGCAAGAACGAACTGTCAGCCATAATCGAGGCCTATCTGATGACACTCTATCAGAGGGCCGGAGGGCAAGTCGTGAAAGCGGCACCAACAGAGCTCCAATTCCAGATCAGCCAAGATAGACTCATGACCCTAACGCGCTCGCGCTGGACGCCGACGCGACGCACCGGCCACCGCGTCACCCTCGGCAACGCCTCCACCGCGTTCCTGTCTGCCTACGCAGATACCAACGTCGTCGGCCACACCGCCAGCCTGCTACTCGAATGCGACGAGGCCCAAGACGTGGACCCGACCAAGTGGGAAAAGGACTTCGTGCCCATGGCGGCCAGCACCGACGCGACAACCGTCTTTTACGGCACGCCGTGGCTGCGGTCCGACCTTCTTGGCCGCATGAAGCGGCAGGCAATCGCCGAGCAGGACAGAGACGGCATAGAACGCTTGTTCGCCGTCCCCTGGCCACTCGTCACCGCCGAAGTGCCGGCCTACAAGGCCTACTTGCAAAAGCAAAGGGCCAAGTTAGGTCCCGATCACCCTTTATTCCTGAGCCAATACGAACTGGTCGAGGTGGACGAATCGGTGGGCATGTTCCCGCCCCCACTCCAGTTCATGATGCGCGGCCAACACCTGCCCCACGCCCAACCCATGGACGGCGAGAGGTATTACCTCACCATCGACGTCGGCGGCGAGACACCCAAGGGCGAAGACACCAGCGACACCCGAGACAGCACCGTGATCACGGTCTTCACCCGACGCCCCATGGAACACGGCAGCCTGTGGGAAGTGAGACACCGACACGTGTTCACCGGCGAGAAGCCTGAGACCGTCACCATGCGGGTCGTCGAAATCTGGCGACCCCTGCAGGTGATCGTCGACGCGACGGGGATCGGGGCCGGCGTAGCCAGCCACTTGGCAGCCCATCACCCGAACGTACTACCGTTCGTGTTCGGCCTGGCCAGCAAGTCAGCCCTGGGTTGGGCATTCGTCGGCCTGTGCCGGCAAGGACGCTTCCTGGACCACGCGCCCGACGGCAGCGCGGAGCAAGCGCTCTTCCGGCGCCAGCTCGAAGCCGCCAAGTTGGAGGTTCGACCCGGACCTGGTAGACTGTGCAGTTGGGGAGTGCCGGCATCGGAGGGCCACGATGATCTGCTCATCTCTGCGGCACTGGTAGCGGAGCTCGACCGCGTGGCTCTTAACCCGTATCAGGCCGGCGACGTCATCGAGGCGGCCGATGTTATTGCAGAGATGGACAAGAGCCGTTTTTGAGTGGTTCGCACAAGCAGGCATGCCCTGGTGGTACTGGGCGTTCATCGCC